TCAAATACTTTTATATTTTGTTTTATTATAGTTTTAATAAATATCTTAAATAATAGTAGAATGTAAAATAGATATATTGTGCAACATATTCTTTATTAATAAAAACAAATGGCACATTATACTTTGTTGACCAGCTATGAAGTGTTCCTATGAATGATTGTGGAGTTAATTTACTTTGATAATTATGATTAAATATATCTGCATATGTATTAGTTTCAATTAATAATATCATTAACCCTTTGTGTCTTTCAAATTCACATCTAAAACGTTCTCTATCCTTAGTGATATTACCTGCTATCTCGTCAAGTGAACTTTTACGTTCTATTGAGATGTGGTCTACAAACGACATTTCTTCATAGATGTTTAACTCTGGTATTGGTGGAATTATAAAAGAATAATCCCCATGATTTAATTTTCTTACCTCATGTTTTATATTTGCTTTATCAAATTGACTTGTAATATGAGTATTTACTTTCTCCCTGCTGTCTATAATCACTGTAAGTTTTGATAATATCAAATCAGTTTCTTTGTCATTGTATTTCCTAGGGAACATCATATTATCACTCTCGCATATTGAGTTAATATATTCTCTGTTTCGTCTAAATCAACCCACTTACCATCAATTTTTCGCTTCTTTGGTTTTGTTTCTATTGTAATAGTCTTTATCATATCAAACTCCTCTACTATTTTATCCTCAAATGTTGATTTTGAAATTTTTACATTTTCATACTCCCCATTATTCGGTCTATACATTGTAAAGAATTTAGTACCCCATCTATTTGATTCAATTGCTATTATAATTGCAAAGTCAGTAGGAATAGAACTATCTATAATGCTTGTATAACCTATATATTCTATCTCATTTTTAATTTGCTCGACTATATTAAAATACTCATCATTCATTTTATTAAAAACAAATTTTAGAAAATCAACATTTTGAAAATCCATATATGTTTTGCCTGAACCAGATATTCTTGAAAATTTTATCATAACATCATGTGGGATGTTCCATTCTTTTACTTTATCAAGTGAAATATATTTTGCACCATAAAATGTATTAAATATTGGAATAAAGTTAATTATTTTTTTACCTCCACCAAAGTCTTTAAAGTAATTTATATTCGCTAATATATTTAATTGTCTTGAATCTAATGATGTCTTGGTTTTAATATCTATCATTAAATCCACAAAATCAGTATATTTATTTGTTTGTGATAATTGATATAATTGGTTAGATACTTTATAATTAAAATATTTTAAAGATAACAAAGATTGATTTATTTTATTAGTTTCCTTGTCTAATTTAAAACCACGATTATCTAGTCCAAATTTTAATTCACCAGTTGTAATTCCAAATCCAATTTTCATTTCTTTCTTTAGTTCCATTACTTTATCTTTATTACCTTTTTTAGAGTATTCTTCAAGCAAGACTTCATAAAATTCTAATGGATAGTGACTTTTTAAATAAGCACAATACACTGAATCATATGCATAAGAATAAGCATGTGAAGCATTAAATCCATATGCACTAGAGTCTTCAATAATCTTCCACACATCTTCACTCATTTGTATTGCTTTTTCACTGTCTATATTTTCTTCTTCAATGATTTTATGACTAAATCCTTCTATAAATTTATCTTTTAATTTTAAAACTACTTCTGGCTTCTTTTTTGCAATAGCTTTAATAATTCCATAAGTTTCATCTGTAGGGAAACCTGCATACATTAAAGTTGCCATAATCTGCTCTTGGTAAAGTATAAATGAACTAGGCATTTCAGGTGTTTGAATAATTTTATCAAAACTAGGTATTCCATATTCAAATTTTTGTCTTGCCTCAAATATGTGATATATTGATTTGAAAGATGGTCTTATAGCTGCTACAAATGCAGTTAATTCTGATATGTTTTGTGGTTTATATCTCATTACTTTTTTAGTTGTAGAACTTTTTTCCACTTGATTAACTCCTAAAGTCAAACCTTTAGCATATATATCCCATACTTTTTTATTATCTTTTATTATCTCTGATAATTCTCGTACAGTATGATGTTTGATGCCGATTCTCTTATAAATTTTATCTATTAACATTACTACATCTACTTTTAACAAATCATTTTTCAAAAACTTATATTTTTCTGCAACACTTCCATCAATAACAGTTGTCAAAGTTTCTTTTTTTGTAGACTCACTCTTGCATAGTATTAATCCGATTTCTTCTTTAATATTGCCTTGATATATTAAATAACCACAAGGATGAGCCTTTTTATCAGATGTAATACCTTGATACTTTTCACTTTCTCTCACTAAGTCATGGTATTCTTCATCAATATAGTCGTATATTACAATTAAATCTTTATCATCTTCATCAGCATACTTCAATTCTTTCTCGTATTGGTCTATTTGGTCTGAAACTTTATTTGCAATATCGAATGGCACGTCATTAGCTTTTGCATACATTTTCCATGCAGATTTCGCTTTAAATGTTCCAAATGCAATCATCGGATAAGAATGTCCTTCTCCTAATATTCTCTCTTGTGATTTTGCAAAAACTTCTGGATTTCCGCAGTTTAGGTCTAAATCAGGCAAGCTTTTAGTTTCTAAAATTCTAGATTTTGATATAAATCGTTCAGGATATAACTTTACAGGAGAAGCAATTCTGTCTATTTTACTAAAACCTAATAATGTATTTGTATAGTATGACACACCTGAACCCCTTCCCGTCTTTGTAATAACTCCACCGTTTTGTAAAGCATCTTTTACTATTGCATGGTCAATAAGAAAATAATCAGACATATCTGTTTCTATTATTGTTTGTACTTCTTTTATTATTTCATTTTTATAATGTTCATGCTCTTCAGATGGGATATTTTCTTTTTCTTTTTGCCATTCATCTGCTACTAATTTAGCATATAATAAATTTCTTTCTTTTTGTGATAAGTGCTGATATTGTGGAAGAACAGGAAGTTTTATATCTTTATTAAATTCTATATCATCAAACTCTAAAAATATATTTGTATTATTTATTGCTTCAAATATTTGCTTATCATTTAATACACCTTGCTTTTGAAATCTTTTAAAAGCAGTTTCTCCATCAGGATAATCCATAAACCATCCTTTTTCGTCTTCATACTTAATATTTTTAGCTTCTAATATATATTCTCTATCTTGTGCTTGCTCTGGATATATATAATGACTATCGCAACCCATTATTAACTCAATATTATATTTATTAGCAATATCTAAAATCCTTTGATTTAATTGTTTTTGTTTGTCTGTATGATGATATTGAACTTCCAACATGAAATTAGTTTTAAAATGGTTATGCAATTTTAATATTATATCTTCAATATCATCATAATGCCAAAATGCAATACAAGCACTTGTAACAAAAACATCATCAGGATTTAATGATAAAATTAACTCTAAATCTAATCTTGGCTTGTAATAATAACCATCAATATTTGCATCTGATAGTATTCTATTAATCTGACGTCTGCCTTGTTCATTTTTTGCAAATATACATATATGTGAATTTGTCTTATCTTTTTCATATCTATTTTTAACCCAATATGCTTCTGTTCCAAATATAAACTTTAAACCCGTTTTATAATATGGACACTCATCATTATAACAATTGCACTTATTACATTCTTTATATTTTTTATAATTAATGCAAAATTTTTTTGCTACTTCATATGTATCATAATATCTGCCTTGAAAACCATGTTCCATAGAAGTTAGTACAGTATGCCCCAATTCTGTACATCTCTTAGCATAATCTTCTATGCTTATTGCACTATCTGGGGTAAAAATATTGGAATCGTATGTATGTTTATGGTAGTTCTGAAATATTATACTGATATTAAATCACCTCACTAAAACAACTTCATAATATCATCAACGGGATTTTCTTCTAAGAATTGCTTATTATACTCTTTGATATGTGTGCAATTATCTCTATGGTTACATAGTGTATTACAGAAAAATGATTGGTTTTTATCTATAGTCGGTGGTTGCCATTCAGTTTCACTTTCTATTGCCTTAACAGTATTGAATATATACTCCTTTAATTCATTTATAACTTCCTCGGTGACATCATAATATAATACGCAATCTTCAATTTTATATTTTGTTTTAACTTCCTCTGGCATGTTATCTAAATTATTATTTTGTATTGCTTCTTCAATCATCATAGGAATAACAAATTCAGGTGTACCAAGTTTCTTTAAATCAGTCTTTAATAAATTAGATATATCTTTAACCCATTTTCGTCTTGCACACATTTTCTGTTTATTTCCATATTTAACATATACGTATTTCATCATAAACCATGCAACTTCATCAACTTTTCTACCTGTCAGCTCCTCAATAGCTAATTTATATAACGCTAATTGCCTGCCTGCTTCTAACAATTTATTGCCTTTAAACTCGGATGAAGATTTCCAATCTATTATTAATAATTTACAACTATCAGCAAATATAGCATCTATATACCCTTGCACCCAAATACCAGGCAGTATTTCAAATAATATGAATTGTTCAGTTATAGCTCTTAAATTTATTTTTTCAAAATTATAAACAAAATGTCCCATATCAGCTTTCCAATTATTTTCTATTTGTTCTGTTGGGAATTTAATACCGAACATTTCACATTTTTTCATAGTACCTTCATAAGCCTTAATTAGATCATCTTTTGTTGCTTTATCATTATATATATTTTCTAACACATCGTGTATACTTGAACCTGCAATGCTATATATATTATCCTTGCCTCTATCACCCTCGTTATAAGTTTTATTATAGGCGTACTTGCATTCATTAAATGTATTTAATCGTGATATCGAATATATTGTATGACCTTCTTTTTTTAATCTTTCCATTTTTTCTTGTAAAGTTTCAGACAAACAATCAAGCCCCCTTTAACCATTTCACTTTATTTTTTACTAAATACTCAAATTTATCTCTACCTAAATCCATTGGAGCTACTTTGCTACCCTTTTTTATAATTTCATTATCTCCATCCCATATATAGCCGACATTTATATTGAAAAATGGATTTTGTAATTGTAGCTTCTTTGATTGCTCTCTTATATATTCTTCTTCTAACCCTTCATCAAACCCAACGATAATTATTTGTGGTGTAGTAGATTGTATATTCCTTGCTTGATAATCTGATATAAAGTTCCCACCTATTGCAAGTCCGTTTTTTATTCCCATGCTATCTAATTTCATCACTGATTTTTCACTTTCCGCAAGAATAACTACTTTTTTACGTTGAACGTCTATGTAATTCTTATCAAATCCGTATAATGAGCGAGATTTAGAAAAAGGAATGATAGTATAATATTTAGCCACTCCATCTTCTACTTCTTTTGCATTGTATCTTCCAACAATTCCTATCAAATTACCTCTTGTGTCCCTATGAGGAATAACAATCCTACCAGTTATAACATCATACCCAACCTCATATTTCTGTTGAATAAGTGGTGATATACCATCTTCATAAAACAATTTACTGGGGATTAATTTATATTGATTTAGTACACTTTCATCTATTGTGATTAGTTCTTCAGATTTTTCTTTGTTTTTACCTATATGTTTATAAAATCCACCGAAAGGTAATACGATTTCCTTTTGTTTTACATCTTCTTCGCTAAGTCCAACGATACTACATATATTTTTTAATACTTCTTTAAACCCTAAACCTGTCTTAAATTCCAATAGTGAAATAATATCTCCATATATACCTCTTCCAAAATCTGATGCACTTAAAATATCTTTATTTACTCTAACACTTGTTTCGTTCGTATCTACATCAAATGCACACCTATATTCTTTTCCTCTGTTTTTTATTTTGCAAAAACCAGCCCATTCAAGTAGTGCTTCTATGTACTCTGGATTATTAATTATGTGTTGTTTTATTGTGTATACATCCACTTATTTATCTCACCACCTAGTATGAATCTGGTCTTACTTCAGCATATCCTAATTCTCTCCATTGATTATAATGACCTTTGAACTCGTACACTATTGCAACTCCAACTTGGTCATTTCTAGTCTTAGCAAGAAAAAATATTCTATATGTCTTGTCAGGATCTAAATCAATATATTCTTTTACATTGGTGTACTTTCCATTACTGTCTTTAACATACTTGTAGCACTTCAATTCGTGCTTTTCACCCTTTTTCTCACTAGGATGTAATGTCCTAAAGAAAATACATTCAGAAGCTGGTTCTGATGCCTGTTTCCCATTTGCTAATATGTCTAAGTCCAATATCCTACGATGATTTGTATGTAGTGCTAATTGCATAACCCCGACCACTGCAATATTTTCTTTAGATGCTAATTGATATAGTTCTCTTGATGAGTCTATTAGATTTTTCCATGTTTGCTCATCTGTTGTATTTGCTTTTAAAGTGTCATACAATACAAGCTCTACGCCTAATTTTGACCATTTTTTAATTATTTTTTTAGTTTTGTTTATATCATAATCAAATGTTTTAGCGAAAAATAAAAATGGCTTATATTCATTTTTTATAATCTCACTTGCTTTTCTTATTGCTTCTTTATCTTCACTTGTAAATTTACCCATTTTAATCTTTTTTCGAGTTAGTCCATAATATTCAACTCTATTAGTAAGCACATATAAAAGTAATAGTATTTTATACACATCTAATTCCATTTCATTAGCTAAAATACCAACTTTCATTCCTGTTTCTGCTATTGGAAATGCAATATTAGCTGATACAAAAGACGATTTTCCCTGATTTATGTATGATCCAATGATAGTAAAATTTTTCTTAGGGATACCTAAAGTCAAATAATTCATTAATGGACAATATTTCCCATATTGTATTCCTACATTTGCTCCAGATTCTAATTTTGTAATAAAATCTTCTGTAATTTCAAAATCGCCAAATTCAACATCCCCACCTACATCAACACTTACACTGTTTAATTGATACTCAAAATAATCAAAAACTTGTGATGCAGTCATTTGCTCAAATTTATTAAAATCTTTTTCTATATTAAATCCTTTACTATGTAATTCTTCAAGCAAACAGTATTTATTGAATGCATCAACATATCCTTGAATATTTGAGGTGTCTACTATACTCCCTAACTCTTTTAAAGTATTGTATCCACCTCTTTTTTCGTATTCTAGTTTAATCTGTTCATTCTCTTTAACAAATGCGAATATACTTACTTCATCTAAGGTCTGATAGCCCATTTGATATAACTTTTCAAATAATCTATAGTAAAACAATCCATCTGGACTCATCTTTTGTGGATTGAGTGGGTATTCTACTAATAACTCTGCATCATTTACATAGCAACCTATTAAACTACCTTCAATAATCCTTTTCTTTTCTTTAACAAGTTCAATAATATTACATCACCCCTTTATAGAAATTGGCTTATATCACTCTTTGTCGCTTTATTTTCAAACTTTATATCCATTAATTCTATATCTATATTTGCTTTGCTCGACTGTTTTATTTTTTGATCTTGCTGCCATTTTTTATATACATCATTTATATTATTTTTAATAATTGCTATCATGTAATTAATTTTGTTTGCTTCATTCTTAAACTTACCATCTTGATTAAGCCAATAATTTATAGTGTTTGCATTTGCTCTAAAAGTTTCTATTATGACCTCTAAGTTATAAATATCTAATAACCTATTCAATTCTTTCTTTAAAAACGGAGGTAACATTTGCTTATCCTTATAATTTAATATTTCAGCTATTTGTGTATGTAATTTATCCTTTAATTCTTTCTCTTTTATAAACTTTTGATATACTTCTTCAGATTTAAAATACTTATGTTGTTTCCCTACTGGTCTTTTTACAAATATATCAGTGTTTCCTTGCTCTCCTGAATAAAAGCACTTACAAGGTCTACTCATAACAATCTCCCCCTTCATAGATTAAGAAAGGGGAATTAAATCCCCAATCTTATTTTATTAGTTCAACTATTTTTTCTAATGCCTCTGTCTTAATTACTGTTGGGTCTTGGAAGTTTTCAAATCCATATTTCTTCATTATTACTTGCATTTCAGTTGCATCTACATTTGCTATATTATTTTTAATTTGCTCTATTAGTTCTTTATTTCTTTCCACATTAAATTCTTTTGTTTTTTCAAGTGCTTGTTTTATAGCTTTTTCTTTTTCTTTTTCTTGCTCTTTGGCAACTTCTTCTATAGATTTACCGTTTCCTTGTTTTTCATGCTCTTTTATTATGGCATCTCTAATAGCTTTAATAAATTCATCTTTATCTAGTGGAATAGAGTCAACAATATCAGCGAATCTTGACTTAGAATCAATATTAAAATTATCATCTCTAAAAGTTATAATTCTTGATTCATCTACTATTTGACCTACTTTTTTATTTCCCCTTCCTTTATTTTGTTGTACTATTTGCCTATTTATTGAAGCAACGCCTAATACATGTAGTTTTGTTTTTATACCATTAAAATATCTTTGTGTCATATTGGTAGTAAGCATGTCATATTCAAGCCCACTTATTTCATCAACCATAGTTTTTACTTTTGTATGACCTATTACAAACATACTTATACCAACCTTTTTTAGTTCCCATATTCTATCAAGTACCATTTCCAGTGCTTTATCTTGACCTTTCATAAATCCACCAAATGCAGCATTAATACTTTTTACTCTTTTATCAGGATTTTCTTTATTATGTAATCGCACAACTTCAGGTTCAGCTATTTCTAATAATTGGTCAAAAGTATCATATACAATAATTTTTAAGTCTTTATAATCGGTATCTCTATTCTCAATAATATCCTTAGTTACTTCATCAAAAGTCTCCCAATCTGGTATATCCTCATAAACTGCTCCCGCTATTGCATCCACACCGTCTTCTTTGCCTATATTAAAAATCATATATCCATCTTCGCCTACTAATGTTTCGCATACCTCTTTTGCAAGAGTAGTTTTACCTATCCCACTTTCACCAATCAAACCAATATTGTACGCTAATGGATCAATTTTAATTACATTCTTTTTCCCGTATTTTCTTTTTGTAGCCACCAAACATCTCTCCTTTTATCTTTTTATATTTTAGTTTATAAGGTTAAGCAAAAGCCTAACCAAATAAACTATTTAATTTAGCTTTTAAGTCTGTTTCTGTATTAGTTTTATCTTCTTGTTTAATTTTCTGTTTTTGTTCTTGTTTATTTAATTCATCTGATAAATTTACATCAGCTGTTGATTTGAATAATAACTCAGCAAATTCTTCATCATTTAAACCAGTATCTACTCTACCATCTTTATATTCATCTTCTAATATAGCTGCCACAAGTCTAAATTCTTCTATATTAGTTCCAAACATTCCACCTCTAGGAGCAAAGTCCTCGATGGTTTTTATTCCTAGTTGAACATATTTCTTTTGTTCGTCCGTAAGATCATCATATGTAAAATCAATTTTTTCAGCACCACGATACACATTAACATCAAAAGGCAAACAATAATAACCCTTCTTAACCTTAAATGTGTCTGCTAATAAATTATAATAAGCCATATGTGTTTCATCATCAAAGTCTAATTTACTAGCATTAATTATGAATTGTTGTGGTATAAATCCATCTGCTTTAGTTGCCCTGTTGTAATTTTGAACCCAACCATTTATGTATGCTTTCTTATCTTCTTTTAAATCAGTTTCGTCTAAAGAATCTTTGTCAAAGAATATATTTATCTTGGCAGTTAGTTTATTTTCTGTGTCGTTAGGTACTATTTCAATGAAATTAGCATAGAACTTTTTATAGTATTTTCCTTTATATTCTGTAAAATCTATATTACCTCTTACTCTAAACTTATAATCCTTTAATTCTGTAAGTTTATTTGCTAATAACACTATTGCATCGTACTCAGATATAAACTCAAATCTATTCTTTGCTAATGCTTTGTATTCTTCTTTTAGCTTTGCTAATTCAGACTTATCATCTTCGGTAATTGTATCTTTATTTTCTATATTTCTAATCTTATATAGTAGTTCATAAATTGACTTTTTAACTTCTTGATCTGTTTCTAAATCGACTATAATTTTCTTAAAGTGCGCTACCATATCTACCACTTCTGGTTTTAATCTGTCTGCCCAAGATATTTCTAGTTTAGAGCCTTTTTCTCCATTTGCTGATTTACTAAAAGTAAATACTTTGTTCTCGCCATTTGGTTTTCTGCCACCATAAATTTCAACAAATACTGTGTTTAGTTTACTCTCTTGCACACCGAATGATAATCTATGACCTTCCCATGTTTTAGTTGCATTTTCTTTTACTTCATAAAATCTTTCAGGTTTTGGAATTGCTATATTGCCTATGAACTCAAATGTATTATTAAATCTCGCCACTAAACATTCCTCCTATATATTTATTATTTTTATATTTTATTTTCAACACATTATCTAAATCAAATTCGGACTCCTAGATCGTTTGATTGGGACTTCGCCCCAGCTTTTCCGCTTCGTACCCATCACATCCTTCACTATTTCTCATCATCATAACTCAATACATAGACTATAATTGTGTCAATCATACCTATTTCAGTAGCAGGAATAAATTCACTGCTATTGTAAACATACCAGTCATCTTTCAAATTAATTGAGCCTACTTCTTTAAGCAACCTAATAACTTCCGTTGGATTATCAATTCTCATTGCTTCTATGTAACTATAATCATCTGTATCTTCTATGTGCTTATATTTAATTAAGAATTTCTCCATATTATTCTCCTTTACCCTATAATACTATTATATCATACTATTTTATTATTATCAATATATTTTATATTTTAGTATTAAGCAATAAAATATAATTTTTAAAGTCAATTCCTGTAAGCTAGCAAACAAGCCATCTCTATTTCATATAATCTTCTAATGACAACCCCATTTTATTCATCCATTCAACATAGTCTTTAGAGATTTCACCTAATATGTATTCTGTATTTCTTGTAATTGCATAATTTTCTTTGAGATTCAACTCTTGAATTGAAGAAGTTTGAACTATAGTTCCATCTTCAAATCTATCATCATTATATATGTTACCTTGCAAATATCGTTTTTGAGCTTCTGGTGCTTGATATGAGTTTTTTGAAAACACTGACCATTCTTCTAGTCTTGGCAATAATATCACCTCACTTATATTTTATTTTTCCAATGAAATCAATATTCAAACGGGTTTATTTTTTCTTATTGCTTTCATCTACATATTTTTTAATAAATCTCTTTAATTCACTCTTATTACCGTCAAACATAATGTTTAGCATTGCTATTGCAAAACCTTTCTCTGGATCAAAATCTTCATTATGCGCTTTCACTATTTCCTTAGTACCATCTTTAAAATCCTTCTTGGTTAATGAAAATAATAATTGTTTTTCCGTACTATCACCCCCTACTATTAGAATATCATATTTAACCTTATGTTGTCAAGTATTTTTATATTTTAGTTTATGGTTATGAAAATATTTCTTTTTTAACTTCTTTTATCTTTTTTATCACTAAATTATTTAATAGTTTATAATTTACAGTAGGATTTTTAAAGTGTTTTATAATATTCCAACTTTCTTCATTGATAAATTCATACCATACTCTACCAAGAAACTCTGGGATATATCTACTACTAAACCCATCTTTCTCATTGAACATTTTAGCAAATTCTTTTTCTATAAATGCTTCGGTACAAAATTCTCTTATTATCTTTTCTTCTATAATATAATTGTTATCTATTTTAGGTGCGCCCATTTCTTTAGTATGTTTCTCTTTGAATTCATTTGTAACTATCTTTGCCCAAGTTTGCCTACCATATTTATTATAGAAATTATAGTTTTTAATAACTATTCCTTCACCTGAACCTTTACCATCTTGAATAAGGAAATTATTTTTATCTAGGTAATGAATAAATTGATCATAAGAACCATTTCTAATAATCGCTAATGGCGGTATGTAGTCTAAATCAAATTCTTCTAACAATGGTTTGTAAATATCATAAGGTATATATTCTACGCTATCATTTTCTTTATCTATACAAACATCAAATATGTAAAATCTTCTCCATGAATCATCTCTATATGTTTTCAATGAATGTGGTACAAGAAACTCTCCATAAAGCCTATGTGTAGGATGTTTATCTAAATATTTTTTTATGTTCCCGTTCTGAAGGGCATAAGCATAAAACCCTGCATTGTCTTTTTCTAAAGTTAATTCTCTATTTCTGCTGCCAGCCTTTAAATTTCCTTCATCATCTAACCATACACTTGCATTAGTTCCATCTAATTTAGGAAAAATAATACACTCTCCTATTTCAATACCTTCTACTTCCGTACTCCCGAATCTTGCAACATGTTGATATTTTTTAAAATCCATAAAATCCCCCTTTTATAATTTGTTTTCAAATGTCTACTTTAAACCTATTAAAGATTAGTTTTATTACCCCGCATATTGCTTAAAAAATTTTTCCTTGTTTAATTTCTCAATCAAATCACCTAATACTTTGTCAACTGCTTTTTCTAATTTATCTAATCCGTTTTCAGAATATATACAATAATCATATGTAAAATCAGCTAATTCAATTTCACTTCTATGTAGTTGTTGCTCTTTAGTCAAAGAACTTTCAAAATTTAATCTATATATATTAATTGATGTTGTTTTGTCTGGAAACATTGCCTGTGTATAGTACATTTCATTCTTAAATCTTACATCTGGAATAAAAACATAATCATACTCATTTTCAATAATCTTAATATCTTGACATACTCTTTCTACGTGGAAAGTTTCCCATCCTAATTCTTCTCTTATTTTGTCTGTGCCTAGCCATTGAAGTAATGACCTGCCCTTTTCGTCTTTATTACCATCCCAACCATAATATTTAGTCGCCATAAATTTTAAATAATCTGCCATAGCAATCTTAATTGATTTACCATTAAGTTTTTTTATCAGTATATCCGCTAAACTATCTTTTCCGTTTTGCGCTCTGCCTGATATTAAAAATATATGCATCAAATCCCACCTTTTTTATATTTTGTTTTATTAGTAAACATTGACTGACCAAGTTCCGTCTAAATTCTTATGTACACTTTCAGCAATAAACACTTTTCTACCTTGTGAATTTACTACTACATTACCCAAATCATCTACTATTCTAATTACATCAAATTCTTTTATGTCTTTTGGTTCTATATCCTG